GATATGGCTGGACAGTTAATGTCTAGCTTTTTTGCTATCAAAAACATTGACGGCATGCAGTTTTCAGCAGAGGTCAACCAGTCGTCAATCGATAGCAATCGAGACAATAGCACGGATGAAGTCCTATACCACTTTATCGTCTATACGTATTTTAAATTTATTTAATTAGGAGGAAGAAATGGCTGAAACTAAAGTCAAAGAAGCCCAATTAGGGAAAGAAAAAATCTTGATGTTCCGTAAGTTTGGAGACAAGACAGCAGCGGCTAAACTTGCCTTGCAAACTGAGCATGAATGGGAATACTCACGAGATGCAGACACTACAAAAACCAAAGATGGTGCAGTAGTTGCGGATGGTGGTCTTGAAACTAAGCTTTCAATCACTGCCATTGGGACAAAAGACGAACTTAACGAAATGTTGAAGAGATCAGTAGTCGATGGTTACAAGGTCGAAGTTTGGGAAATCGACTTGTCTGACAAGAAGGACAATGGGAAATATGGCGCACTCTATGCCATCGGACGCTTGTCATCTTGGAAAGTGCCAGCTAACGTCGAGGAACTTGTGGAAATTGAATCAGAAATGTCAGTCGAAGGTAAACCACAAGCTGGTGAAGCTACATTGACGGCTGAGCAAGTCAAGGAAATTCAATACACATTCCAAGACACAACTGCGATCAATCCCCTCTAATAGTATGTAATTATCTTGAGCCAAGCTGTTTCAGTTTGGCTTTTTATTTTAGAAAAAAATAGGAGTAAACAAACAATGAACACAATCACTATCGAGAATAAAGACTACACTTTGACTTACGGTTTCGATTTTATCCGCGAACTTGACAAACGCTATTCTGTTTCAGACGGTGGTGTTTCGTTTGGGTTCGGTGTACAGCACGCGGTCGTTGACTTGCAACAAAAAAATCCAGTAATCTTGCTTGATCTAATTCAAGCAGCAACTATCACAGAACGTCAAAAACCATCTGTTAAGGGTATTGAGGCTTATGTCATTGAAGAAGCCGAGCAAGACCAACTTGACTCACTCTTTGATGATTTTTTATCGGAATTGCGAACTCAACCTTTGACGAAAGCAACCGTCCAACGAGTGGAAGACGCAACAGCGTAGTCCAAAACGCAAGTGATAGCCAAACGTCAGCTGAAACATACGAGGAATTAATTACTAATGCCATGGCTGATTTTGGCGTGTCATTGCTTGAAGCTCGAAGAATGACGCTTAAGGAAATGAAACTCTATCAGAAAGCACATAAGAAGCGCTATCTGAATAAAGAAAGAGAAATCTATCAACTTGCTTACCTTAATCGTTTGGTAAATGCCACGACGAAAGATGGCAAAAAGTATCACTTCGAGAAATTTGACGACTTCTATAACGCTAAAGAACGAGCCCGTGAGGTGTTGGGTGAAAAGATCACTAACAGCAAGCTATTAGAACGGGCTAGGAATAATCTTAATTACAAACGAGAAAGAGGGTTGCTAGATGGCAGATAAAACGTTTAATGTTCGAGCGATATTAAGCGCTCAAGACAACGGCATGTCTAGCGCACTCAAAAGAGCGCAGCAAAACGCTGAGAATTTGGGCAAAACTGGCACTAAGTTAGGCTCGGTTTTCAAAAGTGTTTTGGGTGCTAATTTAGTTAGTGCTGGTATTACTAAGGGAATCGGTGCTCTAACCAGTGGTGTCAGAGGACTAGTCGGAGAACTAAACAGCTCTACTAAGGCTTGGAAAACTTTCGACGGAAGTTTAAGTCAGCTTGGTTGGGGGAAATCAGAGATTGCGTCAGCTAAGAAAGCGATGCAAGATTATGCAACACAAACCATCTATTCAGCCTCCGACATGGGGACTACATTCTCACAAATGGCTGCTATCGGGCGCAAGGACGCTGAAAGCTTGGTGAAGGGTATGGGTGGACTTGCAGCATCGGCTGAAAACCCAAAACAAGCCATGAAAACACTTAGCCAACAAATGGTCCAAGCGATGACTAAGCCTAAAATTCAATGGCAAGATTTCAAGTTGATGATGGAGCAATCACCAGCGGGGATGGCTGCCGTTGCTAGAGAGATGGGCATGTCTCTGGATGATCTTGTAAGTAAAATCCAAAACGGCGAGATTAAGACTGAGGATTTTGCGGAGGCATTCAAGCGAGCTGGTGACTCTATGCAGCACTTAGCCACTAGATATAAGTCGGTGGATGAGGCTGTTGGGGGACTGTATGAAACGGTCTCTACGAAATTGCAACCAGTTTTTGAAAAACTGAGCGACAAAGCTATTAGAGGAATCGAGGGCATCATTGATACTCTTGGTAAAATCGATGAAGTTTCTGTGCAGAGGTTTGCAAACGGCCTTAGTAAAGGGATTGATAAAGCGGTTAAAGGCGTAAGTCAAACCGTGCAAGCTTTTTGGCAAGGTTTTAGCAACACTGGAGCTTTGAAGAATCTAGGTGCGACCTTCACTTATATTTCAAGCTCGATCAAGCAATTATTCAGCAAGATTGATGGCAGCAAGCTCATGCAGGGCATTGGGTCAGTCTTTGGCGACATCGCTAACGGTATCTCGCAAGCTCTAAACATTGCCACAACATCGGTTAGAAGCTTCATCAGCTCATTTGCTGATACGGGGGCTTTTCAATCGTTCAAGTCAGCGGTGCAAGATGCTTGGAACGCTCTTAAAACTATCGGATCATCTCTTGGTGAGGTACTTGGTAGCTCGCAAATGCAGTCGATCATTTCAGGCATTGGCTCAGCGTTTGGGACGCTAGCAAAATGGGTATCACAAGCAGTGTCAGCGGTTGCTAAATTTGTAAGCGGCCTACCTAAAGGGGTGCTCAATGGCATTACTAGCGGGATTTTGGGAATGGTAGCAGCGTTTATGACTGCAAAGGCTGGTATTTCAGCAATTAGTGCAGCTATGCGAGGACTGAACTTCCTTAAAACTCTCAATCCGTTCAAGAAGTTCGGAAGTGATGCAGCAGAAGGCATGGCTCAAGCTGCTACTAGTGCAAGCAGTGGCAAGAGCAAGATTGCCCAAGTGTTTGAGAGTATCGGTGGCGTGATTAAAAACGCTGGTTCAGCAATTTCACAAGCTGCCCGGGGTATCGGAACAGGTATCTCTACAGCATTTAAGGGAATTGGTACAGCTATCAAAATCGCCTTGCAAGGTTTGAGAGGTCTCAATCCAGCTACATTGCTTTCATTCGGTGCGTCCGTAGCCGTTGCCGCAGTTGGTATCGGTGCGGGTATCGGTATTATCGTAGCATCATTCACCCTTTTGGCTACTCAATCCCAAGGGGTTTCTCAAATCCTAAACGCCATTGGTTCAGCTTTTGGAACGGTGGTTGAATCTATTGGTAAGGCAGCTGGGACTATCGTTGAAGCCTTTGGCACTGCATTTGGCATTGTCGTCAAGGCAGTCGGTGAAGCTGCCCCAGGGCTTGCTAAATTAGCGCCATTAGTAGAGGCTGCCGGAACTGCTCTAGGTAATGCAGCGCCATTCGTTACAGCGTTTGGATCAGCACTGACTTCTATTTTGGGAGTGTTGCCAACCGTTATTAACGCATTGTCAAACTGGGTTACTGCTTTAGGCGCTGCAATCAGTGGAATTGTTAGCGCATTTACCCCGATTGTTCAAATCATCGGGAACACCATCACAGCAGTAGCTCAAATCATTGCTAACGCTATCGTGGCAATCGCTCCGGTCATTTCAAACTGTATCGTTCAAGTTGCTCAAGTAATTGGCCAATTTGGACCACAGATTGCAATGGTTTTACAAGTGATTGTCCAGGCAATTCAAGCAACGGCACCAGTCATTATGACCTTGATTCAAGGAATTGTTACAGTCGTTCAGACAATGGCACCGGTCATTAGTCAAGTGATTTCTGCCATTGTCACAGTCGTTCAAACTCTTGCGCCTATAATCAGCCAAATCATTTCAGCAATTGTGACAGCAATCACTCAAATTGTGCCTATCATCACGGCCATCGGAGGTGTGATTAGTGCTGCATTTAGTGGCATTGCATCCGTTGTGTCAGCGGCAGGAATGGCAATCGCTACGGCTGCTATGGGTATCGGTACGGCTATTAGTACGGCCCTAAGTGGTGTGGCAAGCATTATCAGTTCTGTCGGTTCAGCTATCGGTGCAGCCTTGCAGGGTATTGCTAGCGTGGTGCAATCAGTCGGAACATCAATCAGCACAGCGGCTCAAGGTATCGGAAACGGTATCAAGTCAGCGTTTGAAGGCATTTCAAGCGTGATTACTTCTGCAGGTAGTGCAATCAGTAGTGTATTGAATAGTTTGGCTAATGTGTTCAACTCAATCGGTACGGCTGCTCAAAAGGCTGGTACTGGTTTCAATCAGCTTGCTAACGGTGTCGTTAAGATTACCAACACCAATCTTGGAGACATGGCTGCATCTCTTGCAGCAGTAGCTAAAGGTGTAGGCTCTATTGGTAACAATTCAGCTGGTTTAGCAAAAGCTGGAACAGGTATGACTCAGCTTGGTAATGGTATGAGTAAGGTGTCTAGTTCAGCGTCTAGTGCTGTATCTGGATTGACATCATTCTCAACCACAATTTCAAGCATTCAATCGTCATTCACTAGCTTACAATCACTATTGACATCAGCGGGAACAGCGTTTAGCACGTTCTCAAACCAAGCTAGTCAATCGCTAGTTGGCTTAACGGCTATTGTAGGACCTATCACTACGTTTAGAGCAGAAGTCATGACACTAGCCCCAGCATTAACGCAAGCGGCAAGTGGATTGACTCAATTCAGCTCTATTTCAACAACATTGAGCTCTAGCATGGCTGCTATTAGTGCAAGCATGAGCATGTTGACTGCTAGCTTAACAAGTTTGGCTAGTCAATTAACCATGATTACTAGCAGCATGACAACCGTGTCATCGGGTATGACCATGTTTGGCACTGGTATGACTGCGATTGGCACAGCGCTAACGATGTTGAATAGTCAATTTATGATGTTCACTACATCGCTAACACAATTGACAACGCAATTCATGACAGCGGTAATGCCGCTTAACATGTTCAATATGGCACTAACCATGATGACACCAGCCTTGATGTTAGCATCTACTGGATTCATGCAATTTAACGCTCAAGTCATGCAATCTGTAACTGGAATGACTGCTCTATCAACTGCAATTGCTACCATTCCAGCTATTCTTACAGCCGTAGCGAGCACCGCTAATAATGCAGCATCAGCTATCATGCGCATTGCAACTAGTGCACCACTTATTGCTAGCGCCATGAATAGTGCAGCTGGACAAGTTCAGTCAGCTATGCAACGTATGGCACAAGCTGTGCAGTCTAGTGGTCAACGTATGATCCAAATGGGTCGCCAAGCTGGGACTCAGACTGGTCGGAATATCGCAAGCGGTATTCAGTCAGCGGTTGGGCAAGTAGGCTCAGCTATGGATAGCTTAGTTAATGCGGCGGCTGCCAGAGCTAATGCTGGGGTAGGACGCATGAGAGCGGCAGGGGCGCAAATCGGTAACGGTTTGGCTCAAGGTATGCTATCAGCTCTAGGAGCAGTAACAGCGGCAGCCAACGCCCTTGTAGCTCAAGCAGAGCGAGCAGCGCAAGCGGCAGCCAAAATCCACTCACCATCACGACTATTCCGTGATAACGTCGGTATCTATATCGGGCAAGGTTTGGCTGTTGGTATTGATAAGAGTGTTAAATACGTCAAATCATCAATCGCTGACATGATTGATACTGCTAGCCGTTATGCTATCAGTGCCCGTGATCTATTCGAAGATAACAATATCTTTGATAGTTTTGACGGTGGCAAAATGCGAAGCAGCATTGATTTGTCAATGGCAGACGATGCGAGAATGGATAGATTAGAGCAAGCGCTTGACGTTATCACTGATTTGGTCGGACGTCCGATTTCGTTTAACATCAATGGCCGTGAATTTGCTTATGCAGCGGCTGATGACATGAGCAGTTATCAAAAAGCGCAAGAATTTACTTACAAACGAATGAGAGGGCTTGAATAATGGCTTTATTTCAATTTAATGGATATGACCTAAACAACTATTTCAAGCTTATCAAAATAGAGCATGAGATAGGAAATGAACGGTCTATCTCAACAGATTCAGCGCCATCCATTGGCGTTAATGTTCAACAAGTTAATATTGGGGCTAAGAAGATTAAAGTAACAGTCAGTCTAGCCACTAGAGATTTGGCTGATATGACATTTATCGACCCTAATCAACCAGCACCGACCGACAATGGGCAGTTTTACCGAGTACGGGAAGAAGCTGCTAGAGTGCTACATACCAAAGAAGCGGTTAAGCTCTGTTTACCAACGGAGCCTGACCGCTATTATTTGGCGCTCGTTAAAGGTGAGGTCAATCTCAGAGGTATCTCTGATTGGTATGACCAAGCAACGATTGAATTTATCGTTCCGGACGGAGTGGCACACTCGACAACTTACAAGCGTGTCACGGATTTCCGTGAAGATAAAGGGAAAATGATTTTCCCGATTAACAACGAAGGCTCAACGGATGCTTATCCGGTTATCACGCTAAAAGCAAATGATGAGAATGGGTATTACGGTCTTGTTAGTGAGAAGTTTGCGTTTGAAGCCGGTAACAACGAAGAAGCGGACGGCAAAATCGTTTCTAAATCTGAGACACTTTATGATTTTAGAGGGGATAAAATTACCCAAGCTCTCGCTAGAGGGGCTAAGAACGTAGGTTTAACAAACGTCCAAGAGGAACTACGAGGAACGCTTGAAATAAGAAACCTATGGGATAGACCACACCTTGCATTGAGAGATCCGGATGTCAATATCAACCAAAATCAAACGGCATCCTTGACATTTGATGTGCCAGCTGACAGTAGCGGGGACGTTGGAGGGTTGACGGAGTATCTGTGGTGGAGACAGATTTTTTGGGCTGGGCACATCTCACAGTACGGTTTTATGAAAGTTACTGTGACCGATGCTTCCGGCGAGTTCCTTTATGGAGTTGAAACGTTCAAGCGAAGCATGGGTATTGATAGCGAGTACAACTTTCTGGCATCGGACGGTAAAGGTGGTTATAAATTCTTAAAACAATGGAATTTTAAAGCAACCCATTTGAACGAACACAACCCATTCAACGAAGGACGGGGCTGGTCGGATATTACAAGAGAGAATGATAAATTAACATTCTACTATTGGGGCACTTATCACAGTTATACAGTCCCCGAAATCAAAAATAAGAAGTCAGCCAAAATACACTTGACGTTATCAAATATTCCAACAAAGTCATTTGTAACTCACGCATATTTTGACGAGTTTCGTTATGCAAAAACAAACAATAACTTTCTCGAAGATGTGCCAAACCGTTATATTCAAGGGAGTACCGTTGTTATCAATAGTGAGAATGACACGTTGATGCTTAATAATTTATATAACCTAGACCAAATTGTGGACGGCTCACTGTGGCCAGTAATTCCACCCGGTCGGTCAGAGATAGAAATTGTGCAATCAACGTGGGCTAAGAAAAAACCTAGTGTCACCATTGAATTTGAAGAGAGGTGGATTTAATGCTCTTAACCATTCATGATAATGAGTTGAAAAAAGTTGCTTATATTGATAACAACAAGCAATCCACATTAAATTTTTTCAACGACAAATGGACACGATCACTTGAGAGCGGGACGTCCGTTTTTGAGTTCTCCGTTTTTAAAAAAAGTGTTAAAGCTAATTCTAAGTTAGAACTTGCTTACAAGTATCTCAACGAGAGAGCTTTTGTCAGCTTCAAATATAAGAAACGCTCATATCTCTTCAATATCATGAAAATTGAAGAAAACGAACACACTATCCGATGTTACTGTGAAAATCTCAGTCTTGAATTGCTTTTGGAGTATCAAAACAGTTACAAAGCACCTAAGGCAATGAGTTTTAAAGAGTATTTTGAAGCTTGGGGATTATCTGAATACGCTAAATTAACTCTTGGTGTTAACGAGGTGTCTGATCAGAAAAAAACGCTCGAATGGGAAGGACAAGAGACAACGCTAGCTCGTTTAATCTCGTTAGCTCGAAATTTTGAAGCGGAAATAGAATTTGACACCCGATTAAAGCCCAACAGTCAGTTAGATAAATTTATTCTCAACGTATATAAGGCACACGGCGGCAAGAATCAAGGTGTTGGGCGAAAACGTGCTGATATCGTTTTGAAATATGGTAAGAATGTATCTGGCATCAAGCGTAGTATTGATAAAACACAACTCTACAATGCTATCAGACCAGTAGGACACAAAGAGGAAACGAAAGAGAAAGTAAGCAAGGCTTCCAACCCAGCTACTAGCCAAGCGGCTGCTGGGGGTAAAAAATACACCGGGGGCAACTTGTCTTATGCAGGGCATCCACTGAGTGCTGCTTTGGTGCAGACCATCTTGAATTTGTGTGTCCAACGCAACCTCTTGCCGTCGGGTGTCCTAGCTCAGCTCTATCTTGAATCATGGTGGGGTGCTTCAAATGTTGCCCGTATTGATAATAACTGGGGCGGTATCACCGGAGGCGCCCAGACTCGCCCTAGTGGTGTTGTCGTTACCACCGGTAGTGCAAGGCCCGCCAACGAGGGCGGGACGTATATGCACTATGCCAGCGTTGATGACTACATGAAGGACTACACTTATCTACTAGCAGAGCAGACAAGCGGTGGTCGCAAAATGTATGGCGTTAAAGGCAAGCAGAATATTGAAGAATACACAAAAGGGCTCTTCCGAATCGGTGGGGCTCTTTATGATTATGCTGCCGCTGGATATGCCCACTATATCGCTCTTATGCGAGATATCCGAAACGGTATTAACCGAACGAATGGAAATATCTTGGATAAGCTCGATGATTTGTGGAGACAGCCAAATAATCAAGTCACCCAGCCAAATCAACCAGTAACAAGAACGGTTAAGGCTGACAAGGTTATCGCTGTTATCAATGAAATGCAAGGGTTGAAAGGTCGTCGAGTTGGTAGCGGGCAATGTTACGCATTGGCAGCTTGGTACTCTATGAAATTAGGCGGTCCCGGCCTCGGTGGTGGTGTAACCGGCATATCTGGCTTGATTGGCGCTGGTATGGCAGCCGGCAAGATTGGTACTGACTACGCATGGGATAGATTTGGTTGGAGTGTTGTTAGACCTAGCAATGCTAACCAACTAAAAGCCGGGGCTATCGCTAATATCAAACCATATAATGCCTATCAAGGTACGTCAGTTTGGGGCCACGTTTCGATTATCGTTGCTAACAACGGTAGCACCGTTACGGTTTTAGAACAGAACTATGCGGGGCGTCAATACGTTGTTCAAAACAGCTACCCAGCTAGTGCTTATCTAGGCGCTATTGAAACGCTATGTTATCCACCGGAACTTAAAGAAGGTAAAACCGTAGAGGGTCGGACTGAAACAGGTAGCACGCCAAACGTTACAGCGCCAGAAGTAGAAACTAAAGAGGTTTCTGTCAGCACGGTTGAAGTCACTATCGACCCGAAGAAAAAGCAAGAGTGGAAGAACGATAAAGGACAAGTCGAGTTTTTCCTCGACACTGGCGTTCTATACGCACCTCTTTCAAAAGATTTATACCCAGCTATTTTGACCGGCAAGGAAGGTAAAGATAACTGGATTCGTAAAGATATGGAAGTTGAGACAGATAGTGAAGAAGTGCTGATTTCAACAGCACTGAGAAATCTACGCAAATTCTGTTACCCGGCTATTACTTATGAGGTTGACGGATTCCTTGATTTAGATATTGGGGACACTGTTAAAATTCAAGACACTGGTTTCTCACCAATGCTTATGCTTGAAGCCCGTGTTAGCGAGCAACAAATTAGTTTCTCTAACCCAATCGAGAATAAAACGGTTTTCGCTAATTTTCAAGCACTTCAAAACAAGGTATCTGACAGTCTATTGGCTCGCATGGCTAAATTGGCCGAGCAAGCCATCCCTTACGAGTTGAAACTTTCGACTGACAACGGGACTACCTTTAAAAATAATATCGGTCAAAGTGTCTTGAAGGCATCTCTTGAAAGAAACGGCAAGGTTTATCAACCGCTGCTTTTTTACAAAAATGGCGATGCCATCATCGGCACTGGCAATCAGTTAGTTGTTAAACCGACAGACTTTGAAAACACCTTGCAAATCACCGTTGAGGCTTACCTTGACGATGAGTTAGCAGCAAGCGCTGAGGTTACATTCACCGAGGTGGTCGATGGCGAGCGAGGTCCTAAAGGCGACAAAGGTGATAGAGGTAACGACGGTTTGCCCGGTAAAAATGGGGTAGGTATCAAGAATACCACTGTAACTTATGGGCTATCCGACAACGAAACGACACAGCCTACTAACTGGACAGCAAATCCTCCAGCGTTAGTCAAAGGGAAATATCTCTGGACGAAAACAGTCTGGACGTACACCGATGACACCTCTGAGACAGGATACCAAAAGACTTATGTGGCCAAAGATGGCAACGATGGTAATAACGGTATCGCTGGTAAGGATGGCGTGGGATTAGTAAACACTACGCTACGTTATGCGAAATCAACGGACGGTGTAAATAAACCAGAAGGTCGTATTGTAGCGAAACTTATGAATAAGTTTACACCATTAGGCGCTATTATTGATAACTTATACATGACTGGTAAAACAGTACATCTCGAACAAGGGAAGACATACGTATTATCCGCTGAAACGAATGGTGTGTTTACAAATGTTCATAATTTGGAAAGAAGCAGTAATAACGCTACTATTTGGATTATAAACGACAAACTAAAAACATGGCAAATAATCTCAGACCAAAACACTTCAACGGGCACAAAATACACTCACAATAGACCTACAGGTGATTATGAAATTCGTATTAATAGTTATCACAGTGGTAATGAGACTTGGGTTAAAAACATTGTATTTGAAGACGGTACGTGGTCGCCTGACATCCCAGAGGTTAACCCCGGGGAGTATCTATGGACAAGAACGACATGGTTCTATTCAGACGGTACGAGCGAACAAGGTTTTTCAGTCGCTAAAATGGGAGAACAAGGACCTAAGGGGGACCGTGGGAATGATGGTATTCCCGGAAAGAATGGTATTGGCATTAGAAATACCAGTGTTCTATACGGGCTATCTGTATCTGAAACCGTGCCACCTACGGCGTGGTACCAAAACCCACCAGCATTAGTTAAAGGGCAGTGGTTTTGGACTAAAACAATCTGGACATACACCGACGATACCTCTGAAACGGGCTATCAAAAAACTTATGTGGCCAAAGATGGAAATGACGGCAACAACGGTATTGCGGGTAAAGATGGCGTGGGAATTAAAAAAACCACGATTACTTATGCAGTGGGAACATCTGGAACGACTGCACCAACAAGCGGATGGAATAGTCAAGTACCTAACGTTCCAGCCGGGCAATTCCTCTGGACTAAGACAATTTGGAGTTATACGGATAACACTAACGAAACAGGTTATTCAGTGTCTAAAATCGGCGAAAAGGGTGAAAAAGGGGATAAAGGCGAACGTGGGGCGCAAGGTGAGCGTGGTCCACAAGGCTTGCAAGGTCCGCAAGGAATCCAAGGGATACCGGGCGCTAAGGGTGTTGATGGTAAAACACAGTATACCCACATCGCTTACGCTGATACAACTATCGGTGGTGGTTTTAGTCAAACAGACACCAACAAATCATTTATTGGTATGTATCAAGACTTCAATGCTATTGATAGTCAAAACCCGCAAGATTACCGTTGGAGCAAGTGGAGGGGTAGTGACGGGCGAGACGGTATCCCCGGTAAAGCTGGAGCTGACGGACGAACACCTTACGTTCATTTTGCCTACGCCGATAGTGCTGATGGTCGAGATGGTTTCAGTTTGATCCAAAATGGTAACAAGCGCTATTTGGGTGTATGTACTAACTTTGACAGAACAAATAGCACCAATCCTTCCGATTACTCATGGAACGACATGACGGGCAGTGTTTCGGTTGGTGGTGAAAATCTTATTGTTAACTCAGCATTTCCAGAGAATCTTGATAATTGGGGTTTTTGGCAAACTCCACAACAGAACCCTAATCTGTCTGTTTCACAGCATCCGTATTACTACAATAGCGCTAAACCGCTATTCTTGCTTAAAACATCATCATCAGTACCAGCGTCTACGCCACGTTTTTCAGTCAAACGAAATACTGATTATTCGTTTAATATTCAAACGTTCGCCACTGGGAATATCAAGGGCGTAGACATCTATTTTCTTGGTCGGAAGTCGAACGAAACGAGCAAGAATTACACAAAGGCGGTGCGTTTTAAAGCACACACTGGTTCACCGTCAGTCACCGGACTCGCTAAATGGCACTTAACATTTAATTCTGGCGAATGCGATGAAGGCTATATCCGAATTGATAACACGGGTACGACCAATGGCAGTGAATCGTTGTTATTCTTCACCGAATTAGATTGCTACGAAGGCACCACTGACCGAGCATGGCAAGCGTCTTCTAAAGATTTAGAGAAACAACTAAACAGCAAAGCGGATAGCGCGTTGACGCTAGAACAGATTAATGCTCTTAATGAGCGTGCTGGAATTATTCAAGCTGAACTGGAAGCCAAAGCAAGCGCTGAAATTTTGAATAACTGGATTAAAACTTACCAAGATTTTGTTAAATCAAACGAAACCGAGCGAGCAGCGGCCGAGAAAGCCTTGGTTAGCTCAAGCCAGCGGGTGTCAACTATTGCTAAAAATCTAGGTGAGCTGTCTGATCGTTGGAATTTCATCGACACATATATGAGTTCATCAAATGATGGGCTTGTGATTGGTAAGAATGACGGTAGTTCGAGCATGATGTTCAACCCGAATGGGCGCATTTCAATGTTCAGTTCTGGGGTTGAAGTAATGTATATTTCTCAAGGTGTCATTCACATCGAGAACGGTATTTTCTCGAAAACTATTCAAGTCGGACGGTATCGAGAGGAACAATACCATATTAACCCAGACATGAATGTCATTCGTTATGTAGGAGGAATGTAATTTGGCTGAATTTTGGAGTAATAACGATAGAGGTTACAGACTTAGGCTTTGGGTTGACCAAGTAAGTCAAGATGCCGTTGCAAACACTAGCCGAGTACGTTTCCAGTTAGCTATTTTGAATACAGCGGCCACATTTGCAAGCTATTCTTGTAGTGCATTCATTGATTTTGACGGCGGCCGTCGGTTGAATTGGTCTGGAAGCCCAAATATGACCAGCCAAAACTCGACCATCATGCTAATAGATGAAACCGTGACCGTAAATCACGGGGATGATGGGAAAAAAATCTTTGGTTTCATGGCTCGTTTTACGGGTGGTGGGGGATATAGCCCTAATACGCTCGAAATTGGAGGGAATAGTTTTACACTGACAGACCTCCAGCGTTCAAGTAATTTAAAAGTGAGTAGTGCTGTTTTTGGTAAAGAAGTAACAATTACCATTGACCGTCAAAATCCTATGTTTAAGCACACAGTTAGGTATCAAGTAGGCGATTCGTCTGGAACGATAGCTAGTAATGTCGATACATCGGCAACTTGGACAATCCCTCTTGATTTAATCAATAAATTCACAAATACCGTCAACGCTCAAGGAACAATCTTGGTCGATTCGTATTTGCAAGGCTCAAAAATAGGAACACAATCGACGACCATTAACATCAGCGTGCCAGATAGTGTCAAACCAACACTAACAGGGTTGACGCTAGTTGACACAAATGAGACCGTCCGTCGACTTTTGCCCGAAAATAATTTCATTCAGGTCATGTCGAATATCCGAGTTGATTTTAGTGGTGCTAGCGGCGTTTACGGGTCTTCTATTACAGGGTACTATGCTGAAATCGTTGGTAAAAATCAGTCTATCAACTCGAACGGTGCTACGTTTGGGATGATGAATTACAATGGCCAAGCAGTAGTAAAGGCTAGGGTTTCAGACAGTCGTGGACGATGGTCCGATTTTAAAGAAGTCAACATCAATGTCCTTGAATACTTCGCACCATCGCTTAAATTTGATGTGACAAGGGTAGGTGCTACATCAAGCACTTTGCAAGTTTTAAGGAATGCTAAGATTGCGCCATTGGCAGTTAACGGCGTTCAAAAAAACACCATGAAATTAACCTTCAAGGTGACACCTTACGGCAAGGACGCCTACACAACAGACACCGGCCCTGCCTCTGGAGATTGGGCTGGCGTTTCAAGTTTGGTAAATTCATCAGCTAATTTAGCGGGTGTATATGCTGCTAATAAGTCGTGGCAGATTTTGGCAGTTTTAGAAGACAAATTCACTCAGACAACTTTTAAAGATGATGTTCCCGTTGAGAGCGTGGCGCTATCTTACGACCAATCTGGTTTGGGTGTCGCTAAAATCCGTGAGCGTGGGGCTCTTGATGTTGCTGGAGACATCTATGCTAATAATAGTCAAATCCAGCAATATCAGCTAACTAGCAATAACGGCGCTCCGAAATGGATAGATGGCAAACCTAACGTTACCAACGCTAACTATCTTGACCAGCCCGGTCAATATTACATTGATAAATCAGCGCCGGGCAACCCTAATGGTCAGTGGGGATATCTGTTCCATTACAGTAACTATGGTAAAAACACCGATGGTTACAAAGAAGCTATCCAGATTTTCTGGGGGAACAATGGGCAATTGTTTTTCAGACACCATCGATGGTCGAAAAAAATCGATGATTGGGAGCCGTGGAAAGAGTTCGCTAAAAACGAACACACAAACCTAATCAACACTGGATGGAAACCAGCAGGCTACGCTAATAGCTACTATAAGCGAGTAGGGGATGTGTTAACCATCAAATATGATTTTGCCGGTAACGGCGAAGCAATCACATTTGCGACCTTACCTAAAGAGGTTTTGACGGCCCCGCAAAACTACATGTTAACGATAGCGGTGTGGGATGCTGACGGGACGGTAAATTCTCACGTTCAGATTGATAAAGGCGGGAACACGCTGACTGCGTTAAACACTAAGAATGGTTCTAATTATTTTGGTCAACTCACAATTATGTTGTAAACAGAAAGGTTAATCTATGAAATTTGAATACGCTTCAAAATCTCAAGAATACGATGCAAGCGGTGCAGCGTCCGCCACCAAGGTGGTTTTGAAAAACACAGACGGGGCTATTGTTCCCGTCTTTTTGCCAGTCGAGAAAATCGACTTATCAAACACTGAATTATTGAGTGCAGCACTAGAGGTAATTTATCAAGAGAATTTCCCACAACGTGCTGAAACAGAACGATTTAACAAACTTGATGACAAAATCAAAGAATACAACGTTTTAAATGAAAAAGCCGCTGAAACCATCGCAAAAATGGAAGCGCAAATGACGAAACAGCAAGAACAATCACAAACAGCACAAGTAACGCTGATGAATATCATTGCTAAATTTTATGAAAAAGGGGTGCTAACGGATGAAGACTTGGCTGAATTGTCTATCGTTGACGTTGAATAAGATTAAAGAAGAAATAGAAAGAGAAAAAGATATGATGGTTAAATTATTTGCTATTAACATTGTCGCTGGAAACTACCCGTTTAAACGTGTTCCTAAAGTTTTGAAACCAAAAGTAAAAGAACAAATCGCTCTTATGGTTGAGGATGACGAGCTCTTGGCTCAGCTCACAAAAGAGTAATCAGATTTTTTAAATGGGGGTTAAATAAATAAAAGAGGTACAGTACATTGAATGTTTCTGATCTAATAGCTCACCTAGCCCCCACAGTCGGGGTGGTTGCGACGGGTTGGTTCGGGATGAAAGCCAGCAAGTCAGCTAACTTAAACAAAGAGCAATTTAGTGAGCTTAAAGGAGAGTTAAACACCATTCAAGAATCGGTTGAAGTCGTTCAAGACTTAGGTAAGTTTAACGGCGAGAAAATCAACGAATTAAACGACAAACTGGTAGTGCATGATGAAGCGCATTTGGTAACTATGTATTTGCGCTTAGAGCGTGACATTTCCAAAGAATTAGAGCGTGGATATACCACGGTTCACAATTCTGATGTGATTCACAAAATGCACAGTAGCTATAAAAAACTAGGTGGCAACGGGTACATTGATACCCTTTATAAGAAATACATTAATTTAGAAGTGAGGAACTAACATGAAAATTAACTGGTCTATTCGTTTCAAGAACCGTGCATTCGTAACACGCTTTGCACTTGCTTTGGTGTTGCCAGTTTTGGCGTACTTTGGTATCAAATTTGAAGATATCACAAGTTGGGGAGCGTTGTTTGGACTGCTTGGCAAATTCTTGTCAAACCCATACTTGGTAGGTTTGACAGTGTTCAATGTCTGGAATATGTTTCCGGACCCAACAACGAAAGGGCTTAGTGATAGCGAACGAGCGCTATCATACACTAAACCTCATGAGGACTAGCTTATGGCTAAGTTCATGACTTCTATCAACCAAATCGAGGGTGGGAATGTTCTCAAATCTGGGGATACCACTTCCGTATTTGGTTTTGAAATTTTGGGTTACGATGGGAAACGCATGGATTTAACGGGTACTGGTAAGGTGTCTGTTTTTAAAAAAGACAAAATTGCAGTTTATCAAGACGTTGACGTCAAAGGCGGGGTGTTTTCTTTCTCAATGGGTAAGGCAGTAGCTACTGGCACTTACTACCTTGAAATTAAACTGGACGGGCACATTTTTCCGTCTAATAATTTCAAAGTGAAAGTGAAGAATTCGTTGAATGCGGAGGGTGCCATCCCATCGGACAAAGGCCCTAAGTTAAAACTACTAGCGGATGAATTGCGAGAATCTGGGTTAATCACTGGTGGCAGTGATACCACGGAAGACCTCGTTAATATCTACAATCTTGCTAAAATTTGAAAGGAATAACTAAATGAGTAAATTACACGATTTTGCCCAAGCTGTGGGTGCTGATATCAAAGAAATTAAAGCATCGATTGCCAGCAAGGCAACTGGTGTCACAGAAGAACGCTTGACCCAAGCTATCACACAAGTTAAGGCTGATATCATTGGTGGAGCCCCCGAAAATCTTAACACACTTAAGGAAATCGCTGACAACATCGAAGCAGCGGGCGGGAATACCAACAGCGGTATTATCTCGAAAATGACTGAATTGGGTGGCCGTCTCGATACCATCGAGCAAGAAGACCTTGTGAACGTATATAACACAGCGAAAGCGTGAGCCTATGAGTAAGTTCACAGAATTTGCTCAAGCAGTCGGTGAGGATATCAAGGAAATTAAAGATAAACAATCTTCATCATTGTCTATCAGCCAAGCGTATGGGTTGTTTCCAACTTACAATAACTTTTTTCTACAGGTTTTAGAACAAAATAAATTTGCGGCAGACCCATTGGTTACGAAATCTCAACTACCTACAAACGAAATTGACACTTTAAAACAGAAAGTCGAAGAGTTGGAGAGAACTATCTCGGAGATTAAACAGAGTATTCAAAAATAATTATGAGAAAGGAGACCTATGACATCAAAAACACAGTTATTAAACACGCTTGAAAGTCTAGTCAATCAACGTGTCACTGTTCCCACTAATCCTTATGGTGGGCAATGTATAAGTTTGATTGACTACGTTTTACAGTATGCGGGTTTGTTTAACCTTGATTTCAGCTACTTAAACGCCATTGATGGCTTGAGCAGAGCAGAAAGTCAAGGACTTAAAGTTACACGTTTTAACGGTGCAAACAATCCACCAGTCGGGAGTGTTTGGGTGACTAACTGCTTGCCATATCATCAATTCGGGCACATCGGTTTCGTGGTCGCAGAAAACCCAGACGGAACAGTTACCACAGTCGAACAGAATATTGACGGCAACGGTGACGCCCTCTATAACGGCGGTTGGACACGCAAGGTCACTAGAAACCTTGATAGCGCTGGTAATTTCAGCTATATCGATTGGAACGCACCAGCTCAACAAATGGTTGGATGGTTTGAATTGCCGTTCGATGGTATGGCACAGAATGCTTATTTCATCGATGTGTCAGCTTATCAACCAGGCGACTTAACTAGTATCTGTAGTGCTAGCGGTACGAACAATACAGTTATCAAAGTGACCGAGGGCGTGGACTGGGTTAGTCCGGTAGCATCTCAACAAACCAACACAAGTAACTGTATTGGTTACTATCATTTCGCCCGTTTTGGTGGAGACGTGGCAACGGCGCAAGCTGAAGCTAACTACTTTATCAGTAATCTGCCATCACACCCACGCTATTTGGTTTGTGATTACGAGGACGGGGCAAGCGGTGATAAACAAGCGAATACTAATGCAGTCCTAGCATTTATGGATATCTGTAAAGCAAACGGCTTTGAGCCAATCTATTACAGTTACAAGCCGTACACGCTAGCTAATGTGTATGTAGATCAAATCACTGCACGCTATCCCAATAGCCTATGGATTGCAGCCTATCCAGATTACGAGGTACGCCCAGAGCCATATTGGGGCGTGTATCCAAACATGGAGCACACACGTTGGTGGCAGTTTACATCAACCGGCTTAGCTGGTGGATTGGATAAGAACGTAGTCGTTATTAACGATGGCGACAATTTAGTAAATCAGAAAGAGGAAGAAGAAAATATGGATTATGTATTGCGTAGCGAAAGCGGAAGCCAAGGATATCTTGGTGTAGTTAATGGTCGTGTGTTTGGTATTGGCTCAATGGGAACAGTAGACGCTCTACGCTCAGCGGGAGCTAAACACTTGACTTTGCCAGACGATGATTTTGACCGTTTCTTGAATAGTCAATCAAACGATGCTGAAGCGGTTTCGAAAGCGATCAATGAAGCTAGTGCCTCAGTAGTTAAGGCTATTGAAGAACGAGCACAAGCCACACAAGGCCAAACTGGTAAATAATTAGACCACGAAACAAATAAAATAAAAGGAGTATATCACCTCCCCTCACACTGCAGTAGGGATATCATGGCAGTAGTGGTCGAAGCCCTGGCATTTGCTGGGGCTTTTTTTGTGTTATAATAAAAGTCCATCATAGGCAAAGAGCTATGAGATAACCTCGTAGCTCTTTTTTATATTTGCGATTCTCACAGATAAGTGATAACATAGTCATCGGAATACTTGGTATCATTTCGATAAATTCCTCGAACTGTCCCCCGGCTTTTAGTCGGGGTTTTTGTATTAAAAAGGGGCAAATAAGGGGCAATAAGTGTAAACTTTAGTAACTTTATGTGAGTTTTACCGTCTATATATTGCACGCATATATCCTTATTTAATAGGTTTTCTTCCTATTATATACGCATTTAAAATGGTACTAACAGAATACCGTGGTTTGAAATCATTCTACAACTTGAAAAAATAATTCTATAGTCATATAGAATAAAAAGAGGTTCCTTAGGGAATCTCTTTTTTTGCTTGTTCTAAAGAACTTTTGACTAAGCTAGGCACCGTCTCTAAATAGGACTTCTAGACATAAAAAGCCCCCGCAATCCTATTGACTGCGGGGATTTAGTCTTAGAATAGACCTTTAATCTTGTCTAAAGCGCCACTGACCATTTCGTTACCTGAAACAAGAGATTTAGCTTGGTCGAAGTACTCGCCCAAATCATCTTTATTTTCATCGACAAACTTTTTAGCAGCTTCGAAATCTTTCTTTTCGATCATTTCTTTTACTTGGTTAAATAATTCCATTGGATTCAT